CCGCCAGCTGGTGAGCGCCGTGCCGATTGCAACTGCTATCGACTGCTCAACGCCTACTATGATCGGTGTCTTGATCTTCCCTTTGTGTGGACACGCTTCGCATATGGCAGGGCGATACCCTTCGAGCGTGCGACAAAGTGTTGGTCCAGCACTGTTCTCAAGGCGTTGCGCGTACTTTGTATTAGTTGCCCCTGCGTCATAGTCCATATGTCCCTTTGAGATTTCATGTACCCACAGTTCGCCATCTGTGCAATGCTTAAGGAGTTGGAGTGCAGCCGTCCACTCAGGCTCGGAACACGAGGCCCCTGCATCATCGACCCAGCCCTTTGCAACTCCACATTGCTCGGTGATATTTGAGAACAGTGATTCAACAGGCTCAAAGGTACCGCTACCTGCTCCAGAATACTCTTGCTCCACACATCCATAACGTTTTGCATATTCTGGAGTCGGGCCAAGTCCGCAAAGCTCTGCCCCCACATTTCCTCGCTGGGTAGGTAACACTCCTCCCAAGGCGACTTCAAGTACTCCGGGATCGTATTTCTTTCCCCCGTCATAAAGGAAGTAGACCGGCTTGGGTCTCCCCTTTTCTTTGAAGTTTTTAGTACCGGGAGGACGAAGGACACGGCAAGAGTCCGAGGTGCATACGGCGTCAGTGGAAAGTTGATGTCCAAGAGCTAGCTCCTTCAGTTTGTCGGCCATGGGTTGCCAACGGGCGTGCGGTACACTTTCCGTGAATGCCCAATATACGTGGACACCATTGCCAGAGTGGACAAGGATTGACGGCGCGGGTATCCCTGTCGCATTTGAAAACCCACGGAGAGCGGCGACTACTGCCGTGGGGTCCGACAACCCGCCTTTAAAGTCGATGTCGAACCATAGTGCTTTCAACTCTTTTACATTATCACGAACACGCAGGACTTTCTTGCCCTTGGCGTTGGTGTGAAAGCCTTGCTTGAAGCTCGCGAGAGCGAAATAGATGTCGTCTGTGCCCGCAGCAAACCTACGGATTACTTTCAGGGCATCAGCTTGAGATTTAGCGACGGAGTGGCGGAAGCCTTTATCGTTCTTCTTCCCAATGACTATGATGCCTTCCGGCACTACGGCACTGAGAAAATCGGAGAGCTTCATTCACGTCGCCTTCTCTTATAGAGGTTGCAGCAACGGGGAACCAAGAGGAATCCCCCGCCGCTGCGCTTAATCAATCGAGGATTGACTTAAGCATCGCCTCGAAGTCACCGTCACTTGGCGCAGCGGCAGCGGGGGGAACATGGCCCTCCTCAACGGCTGGCACAGCGGGGGCAGGCTCCGGTGCGGGTACGGCAGCTGCGGCAGGGGGTGGAGCAATTACATCTGGTGCAGCTTCTATGACGTTCTCTGCATCAGCCTCCACTTCCGCAGCACGTGTCGGGACAGGAGCAATGTCTTCCACTGGTACGGAGAACAGTTCCTCCTCGACCGGCTGTAGTTTTGGAGACGGGGCGGGAGCCTGAGTCTTCGCTTCTGCAGGGGCCTGCGCGGGGGCGCCTGATACGTCAACCGGACTCGTGGTACTTCCCGCCCCATCAAATGTTTCTTCGGGGACTGGAACATTCTCAAGGGCTTCGTTGAGTATGCGTCGTGTGTCTTCACCGTTGCGTAGCTCCATAGCCACTTCAATTTCGGCTTCCGATAAGAAACGGAACGCCTTGAATGAAAGTTTCGGGAATGAAACTTCTGTGTCGAAACCGATCCTAGTGATCAGCACGTACGGCGGAACACCCTTCGGCTTTAACACCTTCTCAGCATAGTCCTTGAGGGGGTTCAGTGTCGCTGGCGGGATGCGCAGGAGCAACACGTCAATGTCGTCCTTCGTTCTAGTGCCAGCAATGCATTCTTCGAGCTGGTGCATGAAGGTTATGGCAACCCGGCGAACGTCGGAGCAGGCTCTTGACTTCTTGCCTTCATCCGTAATTTTCGACCCCCATACATTTTTCGGGCATGCTGCACACCCCGGGGAGATAGGATTGCTAACACCATCGTCAGGTGTAACGCCATTGGCTGACCAGCATCGCGGCGGTGACTGATCACCTTCGGTGTACTTGTCGTGATAGTGGACCTTCGACGGCACCGGGTTCGACTTGAGCATCACACATTCGATGGACTGAATTGCTTCCTGCTGCTCGTTGAGGTAGACCTGCTCCTCGCCGCCTTTACGGATACGCCATGTGCGTCCTCTGTAAGAAATAACCGGGAAGCCGCTTGTTACGCCCCCGGCGAACTCGTCAAACGCCTCGGCGGTGACGTGTTGCTGTAAATGAGCGGGCAAACCCGCCACTGGCTTTGTTACTGCTTGTCCCGTCATTACTATTTCCCTTTGCGAACACCGATGATCTTCACCTCGGTGTAGTTGACGCCCGGCACAACAGTGCCAGCCTTACTAAGTTCACGCACGATTGCTTTGTTCGCGCGAACATCCAGTACTTCCAAGTTCTTTGTCTGGAAGACAAACCTGAGGAACGCATCGCGATCCTTTATAGAGGCATTTGATTTGACCGTGGTGTATACCGTGCCCCTTTCCCCGGAGAGAGAGTCACCACCCGAAGCCTCGATGTCTTTCATCAACTGGCCTTCGAGCTTCTTCATGGCATCGTTGACACGTGCCATGGACTTCTTGAACTCAAGGTCGGCGTTCTTTTTGAAGTCGCGAAGCCGAACGTAGTTCGAGATTCTCTCTTGGGTATTCATAGTTTTAACCTTAGTGATTTGCTTGCGTGTTGGATCACGTCTGATCGGGGCAATCTTGACCGGGCCATTTCCTCGGTGAGTATTACTTCCGCTGACTGGCCAAGCATTTTATCGTCGCGGGTGATCAGCGTTGCGAGGCCGATACGGGCGATCATAATTCGGGAGAGCTTTGCGTCGTGCAGCGAACACATGTACCGGATGAACGAGTCGAGTTCGCACCGGGTGACGGTGATAATTACTTCGGAGTCTTTCTTCGACCCGCGAGACATTATCTCTGTCGCTTCGAGGTTTTTCGCGAAGCCTTTAACGAGGTTGTTATTGCCTTGGTTAACTTGGCCCTGTAGGGCCATGATGATGCGTCGGAGTCGCCAGCGGTTGAGCCACTTTTGGAAGGGGTTCATGTAGCAATGGAGTTCGGTGGGGTCGGGCTCTCTGTGGACTGCCATATGGGTCGCCTTAGTTGTCGTCAAACATGTCGAGGAGTGCGCCTTGTACGGATGCTTTTTGCCTCAACCGGGAATAGATTTTAGTCTCAATCGCTGATCCAGTCAAATGAATAATAAGGGATTTTCGTTTCTGCCCGGGCCGCTGGATTCTGGCACAGGCTTGCTCATACGTCTCCAGAGAGGTCGTCGGAGTGAACCAGATGATCGTGTTTGCAGCAGTGAGTGTCAAGCCGTGGCTCATGCACTGAGGGTGGGCCACGATCATGGACTTCTCAGGGCTGGTCTGAAAGACGCCGAAGATTTCATCCCGCACTGGCTTCGGCGTATCGCCTGTGACGAGCACACAGTCTATCTTCTTTTTCAGCATACGCTTGTGAAGCTCTTGAGCAGCGTGTTTGAAGCACGCGAAGACGATCACCTTGCCCGCCGACGCATCGTACAGGTCCACAACTTCCTGAACGCGCTTCCTATTATCGAGGGATACCACACCTTTCTCCGTTGTGTACACCCAGCCACAGGCGATCTGCATGAGCTTCATGAAGACGACACCCTCGTTGGCAGCTGTGACCCACCCTTCTTTAAAGCCCACCTTCAGCTTCTTGAACAGTTGGTCGTAGACTTTCTGGAGTGACTTCGACTGCTCGATCTTGGTTGTTACGTAACTCACGTCAGGAAGTTCGAGGCAGTCGTCCCGCTTGTACCTGACAGCTGGCTGAAGCATGGCATACACGTGGTCGTTGGCATCGGGCTTGGCAATCCACCGGAACTGCGTGATCTGTGTCATGGTCTTGCGCTGGAACGACTTTTTATATTGCGTCGCTCGGCTTGGCGTGAGCATCTTCGCAATCCCCCAAGCGTCCACAGGCGTGTTAGGAGTCGGAGAGCCGGTCATGCCCCATGCATACGGCGCGTCTTTGACGATGGCGAACATGTTCCGCCAGCGATCGGTACGTGCATTGCGGAAGCATCCGATTTCATCGACGATCACCACATCAAACTTCATTAGCATAAGTTCGTTGAGGACAACACCGACACCATCGTGGTTGATTACATAGAAGTGGTGTTCTTTTGTAAGCTGCTCCTCCCGCCGTTCCCGCGTGCCGTAGATCACGCCTACTGACAGGTGGTTGAAGTACTGGAATATCTCTCTGTCCCACACTTGTGACAAGGTGGAGAGGGGTGCGGCGACGAGGACTCTTTTGATCTCATTGTTTTGGATCATGTGATCACAAGCGAATAGGGCAGCGCGGGTTTTGCCGGTACCCATTTCAGAGAGTACGTATGCTCGTGCGTTCATGGTGAGCAAGGCGGCAGTGGTCTTCTGTGTCTGGAAGGGTGCCGGGCTTACGGGCCATGGGTACTGGTTAATGATAGGTGCTGGTACTATGAACCCGAAGTTGCGAGCGAGACGGGTTACGTCAGTCGTGTGAGGGAATGCCATCAGGTTGTCCCCGTGGATCACAACGTCACGGGTCTCGGGGATTAGCGCAGCCAACCCTTCGTGTGCAGGTAGGTAGAACTCCCGAGCCTGACTATTGATTATCGCCCGAGGAGCAGCCATCCTTCCAACGCCTCCATACCCGTGAATGTTTTCAGTTTCTTGCGCACGCCAAGCCCGTTCTTATCTTCGCCAGTCCAATAAAGGGCTTGTTCACCAACTACGAATACAGTGCCTCCCGCTCTTTCAATCATATCGCGGATAAGCTCTTGTCGCGCAGTCAAGTGTTTCCCCGGTGCCTTCGTCTCAACAGCAAAAAACCTGCCTTGATGGCAGCCCTGAAAATCAAGCGCCGCAGCGCCGAAGCCTGATTGCACAGGCATAAAGAAGTAAGCGTTGTATTTACTCAACAGCTTCTTGACGCGCCCCTTAACGCGCTCCTCTTTTATAGGTCGTGGAGCATGAGACATGATGCTTGGAATTCCTTTAGGTCTTCGTCGTCAATTGGATCGGCCACCCCTAAGTTCATAAACAGCGTTGCAAAGTTTCCGTTGTTAAATTCTACTCGCAATGCTTCAAGCATCTGGTCAAAAATTTTTTCGTTATGCACTTTCTTTACACTTTTGGCAACACCCTCTGGCAGGATGCTAGTTGACTCCCCTTCGCCCCGGTGGATTAAAATCCGATCGCCGGTGAAGATACACAGGTTAGCACCGGGCGAGTTGGTGATCATTTCCGTTAGTTCCTCTCGACCCAGTGTGGGCACGACGTGACCGGACACCACGCACATAGCCCTGATTGCGTCGCGGGAAAATCGGTCGTCCGTAAGGCATCTGTCACCACAGTAACTCGGGGGAGGAACTCTAACCAGATAGATTCCATGTCGCCCTTTGCAACCTCGGAGTGGGACAAATCTTGGTCTTTTAGCCATACGAA